ATTGATGCAGCGTTTGACCCAAGGCAATTCATGTCGTGGTGTTTGGATAAATTCAAGTGAATCTTTATGGTCGATGTCGAGGTGCAAAACGCAAGCACCATTACGGTAGGTTCCGCCTCTACGCAGGATTTCATTCAACGTAGAGTAGATTTTACCGAAGGAAACAGGACCGCTGGCTACCAGTTCATCGTTTCCTTTCTTTGTCACCGTACCTTTCGGCCGGAGGTTTGATAGGTGCACAGCTACGCCTGCTCCATGCCTCAAAGCATGAGAAACAAACCGCCAGCTGGCCTCAATACCATCACTACCTTCCATACTATCTTCCACAACAAAGACAGTGCATGAAACAGGTAAACGTGAGGTGGGATCGTCCATCCAGGACTGCACTCGTCCAGTGCGAGAGATAAGATTAACCATTAAACTAAGTCAGATAAATCGGGTGGTTGATAGTTCGGTCCTTTCAGGACTTTTCCATCTTCTCTTTTAATTGGTTTGCCATCTTCACCTAGCTTTGACATATTGCTTTGGTGAACACGGCGGAGGGCTTGCTCAATATCCCAGTCCATGTTTTCTGCATACTGAGCGCAAACATAAATAAGGTCTGCAAGTTCTTTTAGGCACGCCTCACGATCTTGAGGGTGCATAAGAATCATGTTGGCATCTGCCTCAAGGAACTCTTTAAATTCCTCTACGATCAGATTCCTCTGTCGTGATCTCCCACTCAAATGGTTGTGGATCCCGTACGCTTGGCGGAACTCGATAGCTTGGTTCGAAAGTAGTGACATATTCCAGTTCGTTTTGTAGGTAGTGGATAGCTTTCTCTAGGTCTTCAACGTAGTTGTCCTTGAAACCAGCACGGCAGATATATTTGACTGCATTCCCTAAGTGGTAGGGAAGTTCTTGATCACGAATAAAGTCCCATACTTCGATGGTTCCGCGTCGGTAGTAGGAGGGTGAATTGGCCATTCTTTTAGCAGTTGCTTTACGGTATTAGTAAGGGCAAAGTTCTGACGCTGCAGAGCCAGGAGAACAGTAATAATGTCCTCCTTATTAGCTTCTGGTAGAAGGTCTTGTAGCCTACGCAGCTGGAAACTTTGCTCCATAGTGGGCTCAGTTACTGGCATCGGAGGGAGTCCATAAGATTGGTTCGTGTTGTCCGAGGTCATACTCTTTACAGGTAAGGATCTTTGCTAGTCGTGCATTCTTCAGAGCAATCTGTTCATCAAGATCCTTCTCTGCAAAAGCTTTGACTACAGTGGACCAGGAGTAACCTTCAGCATCAAACAATGCAGCAGCACGCTTAACACCAATCCCAGGTACGCCTGAATAGCCATCTGTTTGGTCGCCAGAAAGTGTTTGGATGTAGTGCCACTGTTCTCCTTCCTCAGGCGTGATGTCCGTGACAGTATCCAAGTCATATAACTTTCCAGGTATTTGCCTCATGTCTTTATCGGGAGACACAATCACGTTGCCTTCATGCAAGGTTGCGTAGATCCCGAGTGCATCATCAGCTTCTAGCGTTGGCATACGAATAACCTCGTAGCTTTTCTCTAGTTCCTGTATGACACGTCTATAACCACAGGGCTTTTTTCTATTTCGATGTCCCTTGTAATCGGGTGAAATTTTTTTCCTAAAATTTATAGAGTCACTGAAAAACAGGATGCTCTGTGTTGCCCAAGGGAATTGGGCTTCAATCTTTTTTAGTTCTTTAGTTGTAAATTTGAGTGCTTCTGAGAACTTGCTGACGACCATGATTACATCATCGCCCCAATCTATCTCTGACTCAGATCCAGCGCAGGACTTATAAACAATATAGTCTGCGTCAATCAGTAGTTTCATTAATGTACATCGGCCCAGTTATCACCGATCTTTCCTTCAGCAGCAATAGGAACTCTGAGTCCGTAATGTTCGCCTGCTCTGACTGCGCTCCATTCCAAATGAAATCGTAGATCTTCTGCATGTTCGGGTGAACATTCGTATTGGAGTTCGTCATGTATAAACGCTAGTTGGCTGCAGCAAAATGGATTGTCATGCGCTAGAACCATCCATCGCTTCGCAACAACGCCTGCTCCCGATTGTAGTAAGTAGTTGAGTGCTTTATGCGGCGAATCAAGGATGATCTTGCGTCCGTCAAGCGACTTGATATAGCCACGATTGCTCGCACTTTTAATCGCATCAAGGAGATCAGAAAGTCCAGGAATTGCACTAACAAACGCTGCTCTAATTTCAGCGCCTTTTTGTTTAGCGTGGGTGGTTGTAAGCTGCTTATCATAAGTTAGGCCTAATTTAACATCGCCTCCGCCATAGATGAAACAATAGCTAATACCTTTTACGGTCTTCCTATCTACACCAATGGCGTCAGCATTAACTTGGTGAATGTCACCGTTGAGGAGGATTTCTCCGTATCGTCCACCGTCGTAACGGGCAAGATAGTGAGCCAACATGCGAAGCTCAATGCCAGCAAGATCAGCGCCGACCATAACTTGGCCCGGAGTTGCAAGGAAAAGTTTTCGTACTCGTTCGTCACTAGGTACTTGGGCTAGGTTCGGATTGCGGTGGGCTGCTCTATGAGTCGCTGTAGCTACTGAACAATGGTGATGAATACGTTTAGCACTCGTACATAGCTTCAGCCATGCGTTCGCGCCTTCCGATATCATCCCAAGGAGCTTCGTAATCTCCAAGATCCTCAAGAACTGGAGGGAAAGCCCAGTTCCATGGCTCTTCAAAATCGTCTCGTCGATCTTCGTTTTCCCAGAAGTCGTTGTAGTCGAATGACTCTCGAAGTTGTCGTAGTTGGTCAGGATCCATGCTATGTGATCTCTAGATGCAGGATTAAATTCTTTTAGTCTTTGAAATGTAGCTCCTTCCACATATCCTTGAGTTCTGTTATTTCGTTTCGGAGTGAACTCTGCTCCTGGGACGTAAGGGAACCTTGCCTGAAGTACTTCAGTAATATCGAGAAGCTCTCGTCTGAGAGATAGCTCAAGTTCTCGCCCACATCGCTCAGAGAAATACCATCCATGAATCTCCTGTTCAGTTAGTATCTGTGCGACCTGATGCTCTAGCGAGACCCATTCAGGTAAGGCTGGAAGTGATCGCATAATTTGGTGGTAACAATAACGTCTTGTGCACAGTAATCTTCCATTTCTTGAGACCATTCTTTCCAGTCTGTGCTCTTGGAAAATGATCCTTTGTACTCACCTACGCGATACCCATATGCCTCTAAGGAGTGGCGGCCATACAGCTGCAAAGGCATATGCTTCCAGTTATGCTTCTTATCTATTTCAAGAAGGTTGGGATGGTAAAGACGGCTAAGCAATAAAGTATCGACAACGGTACCAGTAGGCTCAAAGAAGCTATAGAACTTCTTGATAACTGGAATGTCGTAATTGATGACATTATGGCCGGATATGCAGTCCGCATCTTCCAAGCGCGTGACAGCGGAGGAAATCGGTTCATGATTTCCCTTGTCGTTGTATCTAATCGTTGATTGATCTTCCGTATCATGAATAACGACGCAGTGGATTGTGGAAACATCACGGTATAAACCATCCGTTTCGATATCGAAGATGAGCATTAGTATTTAGAACCTTCAATTGGGTTGTATGGTTCTGCCATAAGTTTCTCAAGATAAGAATCAAACTCACTGGTATCAGTCGGCTTAGCGCTACAGCCGATGAGCAGCGTCATAAGCACGCTCAGACTGAGCAACAACTTGTTCATGGTGGATTTGTTTCTTGTGTTTCTTGAGCTTGCGGACTTCATCCTTAATCTCTTTGTAGGCTTCCTTAGTGGGAATCTTGTGACCCATTTCCATGGACACGATGATCTCTACACGCTTGAGGAAGATCTGCAAAGCATCTTCTAGTTTCATCATTTGTGTACCCATACATATGTTTTATCCCTGAATCGTGCACGCTTGACGGCTTCAGGTGAAGGTGGTGTTGGCCGGTTCAGACGTTCTTCATAAGTAAGAAATTTATCGCCCCAACCTGCACGCTCACCATTAAGATCAAAAATCGGTTGTTGGATCGAACTCTTCTTCAGCTTCATTTTCAATAAATTGGCATTTACTTAGGTCGTATGAGAGGCGGCACGCGATGCCTGTTTCGCCTGAATATCTATTTTTAAGGACTCGCACAGTTGTATCAGCGTGTTCAGATCCGTCCTGTTGATTTCGCTCCAATGCGATGACTGAATCTGAGAGCTGAGCAATTGCAGCTGAGCCACGTAACTGTCCCAACGTGACACGTGCTCCCTCCTCGTGGTTCTGATCTGTTTGTGTACGCCTTAGGTGAGAGACAAGAAACAAAGCGATGCCTGTGCGCTCAGTTAGAGCACGCAAGCGAGTCATCGTCTTATCAATAGTCTTGCGCTCATCACCATCCAATCCACTCAATAGAATGGAGAGGTGATCTAGGAATACAATCTTTGTATCTAGCCCGCAAGCAAGATATTCAATTCGGTTGTAGATAACATCGGGATCGTAAGAACCGAAGCCATCAAAAAGAAAGAGATTCCACTTAGCAAGAGTATTGTTATACGCTTCGGTGAGATCAGATCGTTCATGAGTTCCTAGGTGGTAAGGGTGTCCGAGATGTGCGGCCATGAGTCCGAGAGCCGTACGATGGTTGGATTCTTCAAGCGCCACGTAACCAACTGATTCTCCGAGACTGAGAAGGTGAGTTGCGAGTTGACGGCAAAAGGAAGATTTCCCGATCCCGCTTCCAGCAGTAATCGTTGTAAGCTCTCCATACCTGATCCCGTGAAGCTTTCTGTTGAGTCCTGAAAATGGATATTCATGATCAGCAGGTGGTGTGGGTTGAGTAACTAAATTGAGTAGTGTCTTGGCATCAACGATCCCATCTGGTCTGTAATCTTTTGCATCCCAAATAGCACGGCTGATAGCCTCTATATCGTTAGCTTGTAAAGCTTCTGAGGCATCCTTATACGCCTCCATACGGGCGATTCGCACCTTTCCAGGTGGTAGGACTGCGGCAGCCTCTTCAGCCGCCTTCTGGCCGGGCTCATCGTTATCGAAAAAGAGGATGATTTCCTCGTAGCCCTGCAGAAGTTCTAGGTTGTTTTGAACAGCTTTCTTGGCAGACGCAGCACCCGAAGGGAGACTAACAACAGGCCACGTGGGTTGAACCTGTGAGTAGGAAGCGGCATCGAGCTCACCTTCTGTGATGACGATTCGTTTTCCTGTACTAGGCCATAGATGCTGGCCGAAAAAGCTTCCATCGGATTCTCCTTCATACCAAAAAGTTTTGTCCTTTGACTTGACCTTGCATCCCAGCAAGGCACCGTCTTTCGAGTGGTAGTAGTGACGGAGTGTGTCTCCATCCCTATAGATCTTGTACTTCTGACAAGTCTTTTCTGAGAGACCACGCTTAGGTAGTTTGCGTGCCTCTCCTTTGAGTGCTATGTGAGCAGTCACTCTTGGTTGTTCTCCTTCGGGTGGGAAATATGTGTGACAGGAGAAGCAATAGGCATGATCTGTATAGATACTCTTGGCATCAGATGAGCCACATTGATCACAGGGCTCATGCCTAAGGAACTCGCTTATGTCAGCCACTCCACGGGAATTTCCGTGAATGTTGTCCATGGGATATTGTGGCGTTCGCAGAATTTTGCGTAAGTAGTCTTAGATTTTTTGCTTATTGTGTTATATGGAGATTGGAAGACCATCCTGATATCAAGCTCAGGATTAGCCTTCTTAACTGCAAGCATCTTGCGCCTACTCTCTGGATCCCAATAGCCTTTTGCTTCTAGGTAGATGCCGTTAGCAAGGCAGAAGTCAGGCGTGTAATTATGTTGGATTACATAGGGAACCTTTGTAGACTCATACTCATAGATAACTCCAAGTGTCTCGAAGAGCTCAGCAATCCGCGCTTCGAGCTTGGATCTGAACTTCATCAGTCATCAATAGTTTTCTCTACAATCTCCTCAACAATCTCCGAAACGGCTCGGCGCATTTCGTATTTGAAATCATTGCGGTCAGCCTTGTAACGGGTGACAGTAATAGGAGGCAGAGAGATGGTGAATGTTCCCTCGTAGAGTCCCAGTTCGGTGTTTTTTTCAACAGTAAAATCAGAATTCATCATCATCAGTTAGGGTAGAAGTTGTTTCAACATTGGGTTCAGCAGCTTTGTATCCTTTGGTAGAACCAAACAGTGCTGCTACATCTTCGATAGACAGGTCACCACTATCGACACCAGCCTCAGTATTGAGGGAGATGACTTGTACACCTGCAAGCTTGAGAGACGTGCCGTAGGTGACACCATCCTTCAAGATGTAAGGCTTCTGATAGAGAGCCAGTTTTACGGTTGCACCAGAGTAAAGAGGAGTGTTCTCATCAGTGACAGGAGTACCCACTGTGTCTACAACACCAGGGCGATCACTCTCATTCCAAGAGAACTTGACTTTATACTTACCCTCACTAACTTCTTCCCAAGGCTCAGGCTTGAGAAGACTACGCTTAGGATTTTTTAGTTTTGATTCAGCCCACTTCAGGGACTCAACTCGATCTGCCTCCAAGTTATCGACCATTGCTTGATCGACAATTGCAGACAAGGAATAGCCATACTTTGAGGGCTTCATCACAGCTTGGAATCCATCAAGGAGTACAGGCTGTTCAGTCTTAAAAATGTTTCGTGCCATTAACAAAAGAAATAGGTGGAGTCAATCACGGATTCTGGGTTCAGATCTCCGATGATCGGTGGTTCTGAGACAGCACCAATCTGTGCTGCCCACTCTTTTAAGTATTCGCGTTTAGCGAAGATATCAACGTATGCTTCTCGAACAACTTTCGATAGGTTATCCATGTCAGTAGCACGGCATATAACCGAATCGTGTATGACGGCCAGCGGATATTGAAAGCTTGTTGCAGCCAGGGCGAGGATTGATGCATCTAGTGAATGGATAAGATTGGGAGCTGTAGCGTTCTTATGGTGTTTGATATCAACTTCATCACTATCATCTGTCGCTACTTGGATGTCTACACGACC